TATATTGTGGTAGAGGGAGCAATACTTGTAAGATCTCCAGATGCTGTGATAAAATTGTCATATGTCTATGGAGTTGTTATTGCTGAGCTTATGTCTACTGGCGCTAAGGTTATTACAATTAGCCCATCCGCATGGCAGGCGTACATTGGTAACAAGAATCCTACAAAAGATGAGAAGTCTGCAATAAGACTTGCAAACCCAGGATACGCAGACTCATGGTATAAAAATCAATTAAGAAATATGAGAAAACAAAGAACTGTAGACTACTTTAACAATAAATATAATTTAAAGGTTAATGATTTTGATGTTGCAGATAGTTTTGGAATAGCATATTATGGGAATCAGGTTTTAACTGAAAGATGAAATTTTATCAAAGCCAGGAGTGGTTAAAAAGAAGATATGTAATTCAAAAGAAAACGGTTACAGAAATAGCAAAAGAATGTAATGTCTCTGCAATGACCATACAGAGATACCTAGAGCAGTTTGGCTTAATTAAAAAAAGATGAATCTAGACAACATGTGTTATAAAATTTTTCATATTCCAAATTATGGTGAATCTGCTCAAGAAAGATCTAGGCTATTTAATGAACTTGATTCATATCTTTTCAATAAGATTGACAGATTAAATACAGATACTGTATTAATAAGTAACCAAGAGCAGTATTTTGATTTTAATGAAAAGTATAACCTAATTAAAGCCAATAGAAAATTTAAATGGGGAGAGCTTGGAATCTGGGCCAGCAACCTTTTGGCCATAAAAAATTTTATAGAAACAGATAAAGAATATTTAATGTTAATGGAAGATGATATTTATGTTCCTGATAAGGACAGGTTTATAGAATTATTGGGTGTCTATATGGACAGTCTTCCAGAAGGGTGGGAAGTCTTTAGTTATTTTGTTCATGAGAATCAATTTACAAGATTTCAAAATATATACGGTAATACAGATATTGTTCCAGCCTACCAAGACTGGTCCATGCTTTGCTACATAATAAATAAAAAAACTGCTATAAAAATATTAGATCTATGTTTAATTAATGGCTTTGATATGCCCATAGATTGGTATATATACAGACAGCCTGAAGTATTTAAATCTTATACCCTAAACCCTATTGCGGAAATGGGATGTAAATTGTATGATATAGTATCAACATTTCAAGAAAGAGAAGAGTGGCACACAGTGCCAGAAAAGAGATAGCATGCCAAGAACACTAGCAGAAAAACTACCAAATTGGTTTTTAGGAAATAAAACTCAAGAAGATTTTAATAAATTGTTAGATGAATTTAGGGGAAAGCCAAATCTTAAATTTTTAGAAATCGGATCATTTTGCGGTAACAGCGCAGCATGGACTATTGAAAATATTCTAACCAATAAAACATCAAAACTTACATGCGTAGACCCATGGAATGGAAATGTTGCACATGAAGCATTTGATTTTTCTGATGTTGAGGCTGCTTTTGACGAACAGCTAGAGCCATTTAAAGATCAACTTATTAAAGAAAAATCTTATAGCGATGAATGGCTTATGAAAAATCGTTCTAAACAATATGATTTTATTTATATTGATGGTGACCATATGCCGCAGGCATTTATGATGGACGCACTTCTATCCTGGGAACTTTTAAAACCAGGTGGGATCATGGCAATCGACGACTATGCGTGGACACATCCAAGAGGTGCTAAATATAATCCAGGACCAGCAATTGACATGTTTGTAAACATGTATGCAGAACATTTAACTGTTATAGAAAAAGGATGGCAAGTTTGGATACGAAAGAATCCAGATTATGTTCGACCAGAACATATTCACGAATAAGAGGCGGGAAATGTTAAGACCAGTATTTGAAGATGCCAAAGAGTTTAGGTATGAAGACTTATACCTACACTCTGTTGGAGCACCAGCAGGATCCAAGATATTAGGAACATGTCTGGAAATAGCGCATATGCTAATCGATAAAAATATATCGTATGGCAATTCTGCGTTAGAGCCAGCAAGAATATTTTCTACGGCGGATTCAACAGAACAATTAAAAGTTCGAATTGATGATAAGCTAAATAGGGTAAAAAATAATCAAGGCTTTGCTGGAGATAATGATATAGATGATCTTATAGGGTATTTAGTACTATATAAAATAGCAAAATCTAATTGACTTTTCAGTCGACCAGAAGTATAATAATTATATGTCCGAATTAGAACCAGCAGTACATTTTGATAGAATGAATAAAGTTGTGCAAGAATTGCTCAAAGGAAATTCGGCTACCCAAATTGCCAACATGACTGGATACACAAGAAAAGAAGTTCTGGAGTATATCGATGAATGGAAATCGGTAGTACATAACGACAGCAATATTCGTGATCGTGCAAGAGAGGCCATCTCTGGGGCAGACCAGCACTACGCAATGCTAATAAAAGAAGCCTGGAAAACAGCAGAAGATGCAGATACTCAAGGTCAACTAAGCGTAAAGGCTGGAGCATTAAAGCTTATAGCAGATATTGAAACAAAAAGAATTACAATGCTTCAATCAGTAGGGGTTTTAGAAAACAACGAAATAGCATCTCAAATTGCAGAGACAGAAAGAAAGCAAGAGATTTTAGTAGGAATATTAAAAGAGGTTACAGCTTCTTGCCCTAAATGTAAACTAGATGTAGGAAAAAGACTTTCTCAAATAACTGGAGTTGTTGAGCCAATAGAGATAATTGAGGAAGTCAGTGGAGCTTAATTTTAATGATCTTATTGATATCCTTGACGGAGAAGAGTTTGAAGAAAGGCCAGTAGAACTTAAAACTTTTGTCACCAGCCCAAATTATTTAGGATTGCCTCCGCTTTCAGATCTTCAATATACATTAATTGAAAAAAGTTCACAGATATATAAAGAGTCAACTCTAATTAAATTATTTGGAGAAGATGAAGGATCCAGGATATTTAAGCAAACTGCAACAGAAGTTATAGCACAACTTGGCAAAGGATCTGGCAAAGATTACTGTTCTACAATAGCAGTTTCTTACATAGTGTATTTGTTATTGTGTTTAAAAGATCCAGCAACATATTATGGAAAACCTCCAGGTGACTCTATAGATATTCTTAATATTGCTATTAACGCACAACAAGCCAACAACGTTTTCTTTAAAGGTTTTAAAACAAGAATTGAGAGATCTCCATGGTTTGCGGGCAAGTATGAATCAAAAGCTTCTGAAATGAAATTTGATAAAGCAATTACAGTACATTCAGGACACTCAGAAAGAGAAGCCTGGGAAGGTTATAACGTTTTGGTTGTAATTCTAGACGAGATTGCTGGTTTTGCAATCGAAAACACTACTGGCCACGATCAAGCCAAAACAGCAGATGCTATCTATGAGATGTATAGGGGTTCTGTTGATTCACGTTTTCCAGACTACGGTAAAGTAATATTGCTTTCTTTTCCACGATTTAAAAATGACCCTATTCAAAAATTTTATGAAGGATCTATTGCTGAAAAAGAAACAATTATAAGAGTTCATAAATTTAAAATGGACGAAGATTTACCAGACGGGGTTGAGGGAAATGAGTTTGAAGTAGAATGGGAAGAGGATCATATTAAATCTTACCTAGTTCCAAAAGTATACGCATTAAAAAGACCAACCTGGGAAGTAAATCCAACAAGAAAAATTGATGATTTTAAAACAGCGTTCTATAAAAACTCATTAGATGCATTAGGAAGATTTGCATGCATGCCACCAGAAATGATCGATGCATTTTTTAAATCAAGAGAAAAAGTAGAAAAAGCCTTTAACAACACGGCAATAGCAGTAGACAAATTTGGCAGACTTGAAGAATGGTTTAAGCCAGACCCAGACAAAAAGTATTTTATTCATGTTGACCTTGCACAAAAACACGACCACTGTGCAGTCTCGCTAGCCCATGTTGAAAGATGGGTTAATGTAAAAGTTACAAATGAATATTCTCAACCAGCACCTATAGTTAATGTAGATGCAGTAAGGTATTGGACACCAACCCCAGATAAATCTGTAGATTTTACTGAGGTGAAAGATTACATTCTTGCACTTAAAACAAGAGGATTTAATATTAGCGTATGCACATTTGATAGATGGAATTCTCACGACATGATGCAGCAGCTTAAAACTTATGGAATTAATACTGAAATTTTGTCTGTTGCTAAAAAACATTACGACGATATGGCAATGGTTGTTTTAGAAGAAAGATTGCAGGGGCCTCATATATCTTTATTGATAGATGAATTACTTCAGCTTAAAATAATGAGAGATAAAGTTGACCACCCAAGAAAGGGTTCGAAGGATTTAGCAGACGCCGTTTGTGGGTCTATATTTAATGCAATAAGTAGAACCAGGTTTGATAATAATCAAGAAATAAATGTACATACATATGAATCATTTAGTTTTGATAGAGAAGAGAAAGAAGAGGAAGTTGTTATGAATATGATTAGGGCACCAAGAATGCCAAGTTCATTACAGGACGCAATGGATAGGATGCAAATATTATGAGTTTTTATCAAGATCAAGCTAAACAATGTTTATGTTGCGGAAAGCATGTCCCGTTGCCAATAGTTCTAAAAGAATATAATGGAATTACTCTTTGCCCAACAACATTTGCTAACGTTATAGAGTATAAAAGACTTTGGTCTTCAATCGGCGGAAGACCATCGGGAAATATTAGAAAACATTTTTCTGATTATGTACAATCAATAGTCGAAGAGTCAATAGATAAAGAAACTATTGTCTGATATAGTATTGACTACGCTGGCTTAAATAGTATACTTAATGTATGCAGCAGTAGCCAAGTTGGTCAAGGCCCCGAACTCATAATTCGGTTATCACAGGTTCAAGTCCTGTCTGCTGTACTTGGAGGATAAATGGATGAAGAAGAAAACTCTTTGCTAGACCACTACTTAGAAATTGGTGCAGTGGAAGTTGTGGGTATTCAAGAAAACGGAGAATTTATTTATGCTGTTACAAAAAAAGCTGAGATAGTTGCTCCTGAATTATGGAAAACTCATGTAGAGTTTTTAGATAATGCTTTAATAAAGCTATACCAGGCTGGCCTAATGGAAGTGCATTATGATGACAACCTTGAGGCAACATTTGAATTAAGTGAAGATGGAATTCAAATGGCAAAAGAATTAGGAATATTGCCCATTGACGGAGAAGATATTTGATAATTTTAGGAATAAATGAAACATCCCATGATGCATCTGTGTCTTTAATTAATAATGGAGAAATTCTTTTTGCTGCCCATTCAGAAAGATATAGTAAAAAAAAGAACGATTGGTATAATAATAAAGATATTATTGAAGATGCATTGAATTATGGGATCCCAGACGCAATCGCATATTATGAAAAACCATTTTTAAAAAAATCTAGAATTATGTTTAAAGGCGGAGCAGGTGATTGGAAACCAAAATTTTTAATAGATGCCCCAGTACATTATTTTAAACATCATTATTCACACGCATGTGCTGGATATTACACAAGCAGTTTTACCGATGCAGCAATTGTAGTTTTAGATTCAATTGGAGAATACAACACTTCTACTATTTGGGTAGGAGAAGGTGAAAAGATTAAATTAAAATTTAAGCAAAACTACCCAGTAAGTTTTGGTTTATTCTATTCAGCCTTTACTCAGTTGGTTGGACTTATGCCCAATCAAGAAGAGTATATTATGATGGGAATGGCGGCCCATGGGGATTGGACAAAATATTACCAACAGGTAGATAATTATTTTCCTAGATATGATAAACAAAAATATAATTTTCATAAAGGTATTACTGACTGGGGATGGGTTTCAGAGCAAGATAAATTTGATATTGCAGCAGCAGTTCAAGTAGTTTACGAACAAAGGCTTAACGAGTTTATGCGTATGGCAAAATTAATTACTGGTAAAGACAATTTGGTTTTTATGGGTGGCTGTGCTTTGAATTGTTCTGCAAATACAATCCTGTGGAATATTTTTGATGATGTTTGGATTATGCCGAATCCTGGAGATGCTGGATCATCGCTTGGAGCAGCAGCTGCATTGTATGGAAAACATTTAAACTGGAAGTCTCCATATTTAGGTCATGACCTAGGAGGGGAATACCCAGTTTCAGAAGTTATTACTGGATTAATAAAAAATAAAATTGTTGCAGTAGCCACTGGAAAAGCGGAGTATGGTCCAAGAGCTTTGGGTAATAGAAGTATATTGGCAGATCCAAGAGACCCAAGCATTAAGGATAAAGTTAATGAAATTAAAAAAAGAGAATTGTTTAGACCCTTTGCCCCAGTAGTGCTTGAAGAGTATGCAGACAAATGGTTTGATATGGATTTCAATTCCCCTTACATGCAGTATGCAGTTAAATGTTTACAGCCAGATAAGATACCATCTGTAGTTCATAAGGACGGAACATCAAGAGTTCAAACTGTAAATAAACAACAGCACCCAGGACTACATGAGGTACTGTCTAATTGGTATGCTTTGACTGGAGTTCCAGTATTATTAAATACTAGCCTTAATATTAAAGGCCAACCCTTATTAAATGATGAAAATGATATCAAACAATGGGAAAAAACATATAATTTTAGTATAACTCGTTGAATGGTATAATTGATATATGAAATGGATTAAGCGAGCAGAAGACGTCACATGTGCATTATTATGGAAAGAGTGGTCTACAAATTTTCCAGAGGACAGGCTAGTTATTCTCGCTAAAGAAAGAATTAAAAATTATACAAGATCCGATTGGGATATGATGGTCGAAGAAGCTCACGCTTTAAATGCCTATTTAGCAAAACTAATTGTTGACAAAGTTCCAGTTACCGATCCAAAAGCCGAACATGGATTTGAATTATTTGCGGAACATTATATTAAATGGTTTTTCCCAATAGACGAAGAATATATCCATAAACTTGCACTAGAAACAAGCATTAATAAAAAGTATGCTTTGTTTTTTGAAAAACAGGCTCCAGGACTAGGAATGTATTTACCAAGATTAATTATTCATTATGCATACAAGTTAAGGCCATTAAATGCATGAGCTAACACCAGACTGGTATGTGCCACGAAATGATATTAAGCTTATAGACAACATAACTGCTAAAATTGGAACTGGTATAAATAATATAAAAGTAGTTGAAAACTTTTTAACAAACGAAGAAATTGAAACTGCAATGCGGATCATAACAAAGTACCCTGTAATTGAGGGAGCAGACCATTCTTATCCAATACATACCGTACCTTCTTACGTAACAACTTTAGAAGAGCAGGAGTTTTCATTAATGATGTCTAGAAAAATGAAAAGAATGGGAAGAAATGCTTATCAAATAAATCTTCTTGACGACAAACAATTTTTATATGTAGTACATCCAAAGGGAACAAGAATAGATCCGCATACAGATATACTTGATATTGATAATACAGACTATGAAAACGATACATACGAATCAGAATTAGATTTATACCCTTATTTATGGAGCGGACACCTATCAATACTTGCATATTTAAATGACGACTATGAAGGTGGAGAACTATATTTTCCTGAGTTAGACTGGGGGATTAGACCAAAAAAAAGGATGCTCATAATGTTTCCTGGAAGCTTGCATTATGTCCACGGTGTTGCAGAAATAACATCTGGAACAAGATACACGCTGTCACAATGGGCTCAATTTGAGGGATTTAATCCAAGGCCAGAAAAATAGAAATGATATAATAAAACTATGCCGTGGAATATAAAGCAAGGTGCAGCTGGGTGTAAAGGTTACGCTGTGGTAAAAGAGACTGGGGAACTGGTTGGTTGTCATCCAACTAAATCAGCAGCATCTGCACATTTAAAAGCACTATACGCAAATGAAGTTGAAAAAGCAAACCCTTGTTGGGATGGATACGAAATGATAGGTTGGAAAACACAAAACGGAAAACGTGTACCAAACTGTGTTCCAGTTAAAAAAATATTTATATCTAGAAAAGGCGGAAAATAATGTTTGAGTATTACGTAAAAAAAGTATCAAAAGTTGTTGATGGAGATACAATAGATGTTGATATTGATTTAGGTTTTGATATATCGTTTAGCTCAAGAGTCAGATTAGCTGGAATAGATACTCCTGAAAGTAGAACTGCAGATAAAATGGAAAAGGCGCTAGGTCTTGAAGCAAAGGCTTTTTTAAAGCATGAAATTGAAGCAGCAAAATCAGTAGTAATTAAAACAGAAAAAATGGATAGCTCAGAAAAATATGGAAGAATATTAGGATGGGTTTATTTAGACGGATCAGATATTTCATTAAATCAAAAAATGATTGATGTAGGTCATGCATGGGGATATTTGGGTGAGACAAAAGTCAAGGATTTTGAAGCACTAGCAAAAGCAAGAAAAAAATCTGGACTATAGACTTTAAATTATTTTTTTGATATACTATATATAGGTCGCTCAAATGAGGGCCTATATAAAATACTCGCTTAAAAAAGGAGCACAAAATGGTAAGTAGCTTAACCCTGGATCTTTTTAATGATCCATTTTTTATTGGTTTTGATCGCCAATTCAAAGATCTAGAAAAAACAATGAAGAACTCTTCAAATTATCCTCCACACAATATATCAAAAGTTATTGGGAGCGATGACATGTATGTTATTGAACTGGCTATGGCTGGGTTTAGTAAGGAAGACATTGAAGTAGAGCAAGACAAAAATGTTCTTACAATTAAAGGTTCTGCAAAAGAAGATACCAATAAAGAATATATCTATAAAGGTATTGGAGGAAGGTCTTTTGTAAAGACATTCCAATTAGCAGAATATGTTGAAGTAAATTCAGTGGTAATTTCAAATGGAATTTTGATGGTAGGACTTATGAAAATTATTCCAGAAAATGAAAAGCCAAAGAAATTTGCTATTCACAACTTTGACGAACTTGAAGGTTTTGAAGACGTTAGAGATATTGGTGAAACTTCTGAAATAGAAGAACCAACAAAAAGAAAAAAGAAATAGTATAATAGAAATCTGCACCCCTTCATCGGGAAGTCGCAGACTGGTCGGGGGAGACAGCGACAGTAAATAACTGGACGCACCTGAGCATGTGTTTAAACTGCTCATCAAATAGTTAGGACTATTTAGTGATTATTCAAATCATAGGACTCCCAGGAAGTGGAAAAACCACTTTGGCAAAAGAGTTAGCAAGTAGAATTAATGCCATTCATTTAAATGCAGATGAAGTAAGATCTGATTTAAATAAAGACTTGGGGTTTACAAAAGAAGATAGATTAGAGCAAGCAAGAAGAATGGGTGCACTATCTAGGTTGCTTGCAAATCAAAATTATAATGTTGTTGTTGATTTTGTTAATCCTACAGAGGAAACAAGAGAAGCATTTGGTAGAGTAGATAAAGTTATTTGGAGAAATAGAAAGCCAACTAGAGACTACCCTGACACAACAGCAATGTGGGAACTTCCATTAAATGTAGACTTAATGTTTGATGATTTAATTGAATCAGAAGATGCAGCAAGACTGTCCGTTATAGATTTTCAATTGCATGATTGGCGAGAACCAACAACACTTATGCTAGGTAGATACCAACCGTGGCACGAAGGTCACCACGCTCTTTATAAAGAAGCTGGCAATAGAACAAAGCAGGTCTTGCTTGGAGTAAGAGATACATATAAAACAAGCGAAAAAGATCCTTTAAATTTTAATGAAGTAAAGTCTTATATTGATAAAGATCCAATAATGGAAAAAGCTTTAGTATTAAAGCTTCCTAATATCACTAATATAGTTTATGGAAGAGACGTTGGATACAAGATTGAGCAAATAGATTTGGGGGCAGACATTCATGCTATTTCAGCTACTGAAAAGCGTCGTGAACTGGGCATCTAATATTGGGCAAGGAATTTCAGATGCAGAAGATAGATTTGTAGAGTCTATGTTTAAAGAAGATGTAGACAATGAAAGTAACTAAGGCCAGATCATTTGCAAAAGCATTAAGCTATAGGATATGGGGTACGTTGTCATCCTGGGCAGTTGTTTATGTTTTAACTAACGAAGGTAGCCTTGCTACACTTGTTGCGTTTTGGGAAACAGTTGTAAAGGTATTTATTTACTATGCCCATGAACGTGGATGGAATAAGATATCATGGGGAAGAAATGTGTAAGAATTGTGGTTCTTGTGGAAAAGAACACTTGCCAACTATAGATGATTCTATAGACAAAGTAGAAGAGTCGGTGTTGTTTAAAAAAGAAAAGGGTACAAGTAATGGCTGTTTATGAATACAAATGCAAGTTAGATGATGCTCATAAAAAACTTGAAGTAACAAGATCTATTGCTGACGCTGATCCAGGATACCGATGCGAAGAGTGCGGATCAGAGATGACTAGGTTTTTCACACCGTTTGGGATACAGTTTAAAGGCTCTGGTTTTTACAAAACAGATAATCAAAAATAGTCAACTAACTCAAATTAGTTTAATTATGATGATATAATTACTAAGTTACATAAATAATTTATGTAACTTAGGAGAGTCGTAATTGACTAGAAAAGTTAAACTTTTATTATTCAGCCTTATTGTTTTAGGTTGGTTAACGCTTTCTATACCAGATAGTGCTCATGCTACAGATACAGGCGGATCAGAACAGGTTGCAGTAAGCCCCGCTCAACAAGCAGTAAACACAGCTCTTGGGGTGGCTAATGCAGAAGTTCAACAAGCTATTGCAGCCACAGATTCATCTACAGCATTAATATCAACAGCTCAAACAGAATTATCACAAGCTCAATCAGCAGTAACACAACTAACTCAAAGTATTTCAACAGCTCAAACAGCAATTGCCCTAGTTGATACTGCAACTACTACAATAAGTAGTATTAATCTAGCAACAAATCCAATAGACCAAAGCTCTCAAATAGTTCAGGATTCCAAACAAACAATAGTGGTTGCTCAAACAGCCGTAGATAGTATTACGGTAACTTCCGCACAGACAGAAGTATTACAAGTTTCTGCGGCAAAAACAACAGCTTCTGCAGCACAAGCAACTGCTCAAACAGAATTAACTCAGGCAAATATTGCTATTGATAATGCACAAACAGCAGTAAATAATTTACAGGCAACCATTGGAACAACAACAAACGTTTTGGCTGGCGTAGATGACGCTGGAATAAGAATGAATCTTCCTTTCGGAATGCAAATGGGCGGAACCTTATATAGCAATGTATATGTAGGATCAAATGCTACAATAACATTTGGAGTAGATCAGGGATGGGTTTATTATCAAACTCCAGACGCACCATCTGTTTCTATTGCTGGGTGGGATTGGACTACCTGGAGTACAGGAACTGGAATAACATATTCAACCACTGGAACAAGTCTAGACATTGCTTGGGACTTAAGGCCTTATCCACAACAAGATGCTTCTACTCAAATGGTTCAAATAAGATTTAACGCTGATATTAATCCAAATGATGGCGCTTGGATGGCAAATGTAACTGCAGTTGGTCCAATACCGAATGGTGCAAGATTTAATTATAGAGAAACAACAAATGGTGCTATCTCAGAAATTAACGATACAAATACAGGCACTGGATTTGCGGGACAAATAAGTCAGGGTACATCATTTACTCCATATGTAGATCCAAACACTTCAACTGTTCAGGCAGCAGTAGATTCAGCAAATGCAACTATTACTCAATTAAATCAAAGTCTATCTCCAGTCGTTGCACAAAATTCAATAAATACATCAAATATAAATTCTATTAACACAACATCTTTAAATAATATCGTAAACTCAGCAGTATCAACAAAAACTTCCTTACAGTCAACATTAAACACTAAAGCAGGACAACTTATATCTGCTATAAATAATAATATTCCTACTCCCGCTCCAATTCTTGCAGAACCTATTATTGAAGGAACTACTGTAACAATTGCTCCAGAACTACCTCAAGGCTATGAAGCCAACACTTGGTTTTATCAAGTAGTAACAAATGATCCTAATGCAGAAAATCCATACGAAGGACAAACATTAAATACAGATGGTGCACCAGAATCTATTGAATTAACTGGTTTGACAGAAGGCGCTACTTATACTATTAGAGTTGCTAACTGGTCTGGGCCAGTAAGTACTTATACTGAAACTGTTATTTCCATACCTGCTACACAAAGTTCTAACTTAACTGGTGGAGGAGCATCAGAACCTCCTGCCATTGAGCCACCAGCAGAAGAGCCACCAGCAGAAGAACCACCAGCAGAAGAACCACCAGCAGAAGAACCACCTGCTGAAGAACCACCTGCTGAAGAACCACCTGCTGAAGAACCACCTGCTGAAGAACCACCAGCAGAAGAACCACCTGCTGAAGAACCACCTGCTGAAGAACCACCTGCAGAAGAAATGTCGGTAGAAGAAATAGTTGAAGTGGTTGAAAATCTTATCGAAGATGGAAACTTAACAGCTGAAGATGCAGAAGCTGTACTTGAAGCTCTATCTGCAGACGGTGAAATAACAACTGAAGAAGTAAATAATTTATCAGATGCATTAACTGAAGACGGTACGTTTACCCTAGCAGAAAAAGAATTAGTTTCGGATGCATTAGTAGATTCATCGGAAGGCGCCCCAATTGCAGCAGCAGATATTATTGCAGCGGGACTTGAGTATCGTGATCTTCCTCCACAAATTCCAGTAGAGGTTAGAGAGGATTCTAATGGTAATCCAGTAGTTATTACAGCAGAAGTCGCTTCGGCACTACTAGCATTAGAATCTCCAGCAGCACTTGTTAATGCAATTTCTGGATGTTTTAATCCAGAAGAAGCAATTGAAGGATTAACAGAAGAACAGAAATGCGAGCTTGGTAAAGCATTAGCAAATATTGGAGCAGATATGTCTCCACAAGAAAGAAAAGATGCCACAGAGGTTTTAGTGGCAGTAATTTTAGTTGGCCAAGTAATCCTTGGTAGTTCAATTTTGAGAATAAGGGGGTAAATATGAACTGGTTGAAAAAAAGAGCTATAGCTATTCTTAGCGAAAACTTTACGTTTCTAGGATTTTTTGTAGCCTGGGTTGTCCTTGAGGGCAGCGCAAAAACAGTGGTCGGATACGTGACCCTAGCCTCAGTAGCCATATGGTTTATAACCATAGGAATTAGAGAAAAAGCAGAAAAGGAAGAAGAATAGCACTTATAGAAATATATTTGATATAATAGTATTATGAGGAAAATAATTGCTATTGCCTTAGCTGGCCTATTAATGGTATCATTGAGTTCATGTGGTTATAGTGGAGGATATAGATATCCATGCCAGGATCCAGAAAATTGGGAATTGGCAGAATGTAATCCACCAATCTGTGAAGCCTCGCAGACTTGTACAAAAGATGTAATAAAAATTACACCTACTACACCAGAACAGGAAATAACAAATGGCTAAAGAAAGATTAACGGCTGCGGATTTAGATGCTCGTTTAAAGTTTATTTTAGGAATAACTCTTGGAAGCATTTTGTTTTTAACAGCAGTTGGAATTATTTACGGATTGCTTTTTGTAACACAACCCATAGGGGCGCAGTCAGAAAATGACAAAATGTTTTTTAATGTACTAGGTAGCATTGCAACATTTATTACAGGAACACTAGCAGGAATCCTTATTGGAAACTCAGGAGCTAAGGATATTATGGCAGCTCAACTTCAAAACAAGGAGATGGATGCAAAAAATACACAGGCGGATAAAAAGCTAGAAGCAGAAATTGATGCAACTGCAGCACGTTTAGCAGCAAAGCCAGACGGACAAATGCCAGCAGAGCAACCAGTTGATACAGATTGGGACAAAGACTAATGGCAGAACAAGGCACAGCAGCACGTTTAATTGAAGTTGCTACAGCAGAGATTGGGACTATCGAAGGTCCAAAAGATAACGAAACAAAATACGGCGCTTATACAAAGGCTAACTTTCAACCATGGTGCGGAAGTTTTGTAAATTGGTGTGGCAACGAAGCTGGTGTAAAGATTCCTAATACAGTATACACTCCAGCGGGAGTAACTGCATTCAAGAAAGCTAACGCATGGATTGACGGAGACATTGCAGATCCAGAGCCAGGAGATATTGCCTATTTTGATTTTCCATCAGATGGCGTAGACAGAGTTTCACATGTAGGAATTGTTGTTAAAGATAATGAGGACGGAACTGTCTGGTGCATAGAAGGAAATACATCATCAAAGAAGTCTGGAAGCCAAAGAAATGGCGGAGAAGTTTGTAAACAACTTCGTGCCTATAAGAAAAACAAAGCTGGCGTAATGATTTCAATTGTAGGATTTGGAAGACCTAAATTTGGATCTTCTCCAAAATCAATTACTACAAAAGCCACGTCTTCTAAGAAAAAAACATGCGAAACATGTGGCCAATTAATTAAATAAATGAACAAGTATATAGTTCAATTAAGTGTTGAAATAGAAGTAGAGGCATTTAATTCGGATGACGCCCTTGAATATATACAGGATATATTTAGTGTTGACGATGAAATTAAAAAAGTTTCAATAAATAAAATTTCTCCAAAGTAGTTGACAAGAACTTATAACAACCTGTATAATATATATATTGGGATGCTACTCTTTATTTAGGGATACCTTGAAGTCATATTTAGAGCAGGCACAGGATTTAAAACAAAGACACTCAACGTGGCTTTCTGAGATCATAGAACCAGTTGTAGAGAATAATCCAACCTGGATGCAAGAGGGTCACGAAGACTGCAAAACTAGCTATAGAAAAAATAACTACGGACTTAGATGTGACGATTTTACAAAAATAAATTTAGATAATGAGCACATACTATTTGCTGGCTGTGAAAGATCAATACCGATGGATATTGATGAAGAAGATGGTTGGGCAAAAAGAATATATAATCAAATATCTGTAGATAAAAATTCCTATAGAAATATATCTTATCCAGGTGCTTCTATTCACAAAATTATTCCAAATCTATATAAATATTTTAATTTAATAGGAAAGCCAAAAGACGTATACCTACTGGCCCCAGAAATGATACGAGACTTAGGTTTTTGGGAAGAGCATCAAATATTTAAGCCAAAAATCTTTTATCAATATAGGCCAGAAGTAAACGATGGCATCGAACACAACATAATGTGTGTACCAAACAATACCCCTATGCAACTTTTAGGCATTAAATATTTGCATACAATGAGAGCTTTTGAACAATACTGCGAAGCAGCAGGAATAAACCTATATTGGACATCATGGGACTCACAAACAAATGAGTTTTTAAGCAACTATAGATTTAAATATTTCTTAAAATCAGAAAAAGATTTAGTTTCACAAGAAGATATATTGAATTTTTTTGTAGAAAATAAAGGAGAATAATGTCTGACGTATTAAATCCAAAAATTTGGAACAAGTATAAAGAAAATTTTGACAAAATAGGTAACAGTAAAGACAATGTCATTATTATTGAAGATTTCCTTGAAGAACAAGATAGAAAAATTGTATTTCAATATTTAGAGCAATATAGGGATGATCCAGAATTCTCAGGTGGTAAAGATATTAAATTTACTAGAGTAGTAAATGAAAATAGAACTGTATATGCATTGCTTCACAAATACAATACAAAAATATATGAAGCAATTGAAAAATATTATTGCGAAAAATATGGAGTTCCAGTAAGAAGAACCCCATGGAATCAACTTCATTTTGTTAAATGGAGAGAGGGAATGGGTTCTGGTCTGCATGCAGACTGTTTACATCCAAACGGTGAGCCAGTTGCCAAGTCTTCATACTATAGATTAAACATATCTGGATTAATGTATCCTAACGATAATTATGAAGGAGGACAAATTAATTTTCCTCAGTATGATATATTTTTAAAACCTAAAGCAGGAACATTAGTTTTATTTCCAAGCAATTACCCTCACGAAGTAACCCACGTAACTTCTGGAGTAAGATACACAATGCCAATTTGGTACACATTTGATGTAGAAGAAAAAGAAGCCCCAGACACAGCAGACTTTAGAGACTCCACAGCCCTATGGAGAAACCCTGGTGAAGATGGATCGGATTTAAATACATTCTAATGAACCTAGAGCTAGAACAAATTGTTGTTGATAATGTTTTTACACAAGATCAAATAAGTAGAATATATAAATATGTTGATTCATGCCCAAAAGATAAGGTTGTTGATAATACAAATCAAGGACAAAAGTTATTTTTTATAAAAGAGTTTGACGAAATTGATGGCGGAGCAAGAGATATATGGGAAACCATAGAGGAACATGTGTCTAATGTAGCTGGGAAAAAAATGAAATTAAGAGCGTTACAGTTTTGTAGATATACTTTAGAAACTGGAGTTGTTCCAGAATTATTCCCTCACGTAGACACTGCTTTCCCAAAACCAGTATTTACTTTTGATATACAAATGGCCTCTAGTTTTGAATGGCCTATATATGTTTCAAATAAAAAATATGTTTTAAAAGATAACCAAGCCCTCACATTTTCTGGCACCCACCAAGTTCATTGGAGAGACAAAGTGGACTTTGAATCATATAGCTTTTTAGACATGGTTTTTGCACACTTAGAGGATCCACTTTCAGAAGATATTACAGATACACATAGATTAAATATGAGAAGGCTTGTTAACTACTATAAAACTTTATATTACGAAAGAAACCAAAATGTTAACTCTTAATTTACAAGGAGTAAAAGTGTTTATTGAAAGATTTCAATCGTCTAATAGAGACTGTTATTGGAATAATTATGAATTAAACATATGGGAAAAAAATAACAGTGGATACTTTAGAAAAGATGGATCATATAAAAAAGATTCTTGGGGGATTTTACAAAGAATTAATATTGAAAACGATGGAACATGGAGGCTAAATAAAAAGTATGTCAAATATTTTAAATGATTTAGGCCTAGACCAAGATGATTTTGACTGGTATCATCTATCAGCATGCCGTGGAATGGATACGAATTTATTTTATGAAAAATATGAAACAGATATTAATGTTGCAAAAAGCATAGATGAGGCATGCATGTCTTGTCCAGTTTCTAAATTTTGTTATCAATCTGGAGTAGAAAATGATGAATACGGGGTCTGGGGAGGAGTTTATCTAAACTCTGGATCAACGGATAAGTCTAGAAATATTCATAAAACAAAAGAAGTTTGGAAAAGAGTAAGGGCAAAAAATGGAATTCATTAATAAAGATAAAGATCATTTTAAATATGGTATTAATCAATGGACGGGTGAACCAAATAAGCCAGTTTTTTATACAAAAGAGATGGCTCAAAAAATACGTGAATTGCAAAAGCCATCAATGTTACTTATGGACATCGCAAAATACCCAGAGTTTCTTGCAGTAAGATTATATGAAGACAATTTTTTACAGTTTGATGGCATAAAAAAAGAACAAGTAATTGATTATGTATCAAAGGTAAAAAGAGTAATAGAGTCATACGGAGTAAGATGCGAACTGGAAGGTGTGCCTAGTGAAAGAGTACTATGAAGTTGTAAATATAGTGTACTTACATGATCTAAAAGTATACGGAAGCATAGAAAAACTGGGTGCATATGCATCAATAGTTAAATACAAAATAAATAATGAAGAATACGAAGAACTTGTAGAGAACGACGATTTTGCTATAATAGATGAAATTGTATTTCACCACGTAGAGGAACAGGAATAATGGAAAAAATATTATGCTATTCATGTAACAAAACTAAGAATAAGCTGAACGTAAAAAAATCAACTATCTTGCCAATTAACTTATTCATGTGCGAAACATGTATTGTTTCTAAATATGAACCAAGATGGGCAATCATTATCGCTGGCAGACAATTTGGCCCAGAGTCCGTAAGAGAAGTTGTTTTAAAGAAAAGATATGTAGGAGAAGAAATATCTGCTTCTGAATTGTTAATTTAATATACATTTTAAGGTATAATTAGAGTAACATGGACGAGAATTTATTAAAAGCCGTATATGCTCTAATAGGAGCAATTTTGATGTTTCTTCTTAATATTGGATGGGAATCCAAAAGAAATAAGCGCATAAAAGAAGAGCTTGGAAAAGAAAAACAATCTAATGAAATTAAAGATTTAAAACTTCAATTGCACCAACTTGAAAAAGATCTGGCGGAATGGAAAGATAAATATTACCAGACAGTACAGGACCTTCTAGATATTAAATTGGAATTTCAAAAAGCCCTTATGTCAATGGAAATAGACAAAATAAAAGAGGACTAGCCCTTCGAATATATATTTAGTATACTAGGATTATGACCTGTATCGTAGCCTTAATTAATGAAAACAAAGTATTCCTTGGCGGGGATGCTGCTGCTTCTGACGATAAAAGTGGACTGATATTTTCCAGAACAGACGCTAAGGTTTTTAAAGTTGGTCAATTTGGAATAGGGTTTGTCGATAGTTTTAGAATGGGACAAATTTTACAGTACAACTGGGTTCCACCAGTATATAAGCCAACGGCTGGATATAAAAATTTAGATAAATTTATGAGAACAAAGTTTGTAGATTCCGTTAAAGAATCTTTTAAAGAGCACGGATACGGAAATTTTGGACAGGGCTCTGAAGATGGCGATGCAGGCGGAGTATTCTTGATTTCAGTTCAAGGGACTGGTCGGATATTTACAATGGATTCAGATTTCCATATTGGAGAAGCTGACATACAGTATATGGCTGAGGGAGCTGGACAAGAGCTAGCTTTAGGCTCATTGTATTCTACAGCAGCTATAAAAACCCCAAGAAAACGTGTTAGGATGGCTTTAGAAGCTGCAGCAAAATTTAACATGTCAGTAAGACCTCCCTTTACAATAATTGAAGTCTAGAGTATAATTGTGTTATGAAAACTATTTCTTTATTGTTTATAGGATTTTTAGCACTGCTAGGAATTAAAAAAACAATAAAGTTTTTTGATGAAAATGAATTACTTATTTTTAAAAAAGAAGATCTTGTTCGTGAGGGTGAAGAAGGATATATTACGGATCCTTATAAAGATGCAATAGATCTAAGAGGAACCCCCACACATGTTTGCGTTTGCGGATGCAATATATGGAATATAAGAGCAGTATTTGAAGACTATTCAATATTTTCATATTTTATAGATATGGAATGTGCCAACTGTGGCAGTATGGCAACAGCACCAACCTTAGCAGATAGAGAAATAACAGAATGATTAATCGATCTAAAATACAAGATCTAGAAAAAAGAATTTTTGAACTAGAGGCTAAAATGGGTCTCATGGAGCTATCATTAAATAATCTAATACTCTCACAGGGTATGAAAATTAATATGGATGGCGGAAAATGGTATCAAGATAGCGTATAAAAGCTATTGACAATTACTATCGAATTATATACAATAGCAATATGAATAAAAAACTTACAACAGCACTTATAGCTATCGTACTATCATTTACACTGGCCGCTCCAACGGCATCATCAGCTGAGCAAACTACTCAGACACCAGCACTTGCTATTCTTGACACAGCGCTTGACACATCTTTGCCAATTTTTCAAGGTAAGATTGCACAAGAAGTTTGTATCCTAGATTGGAAATCTTGTCCAAACGGAACTAATTTCCAAGAAGGCGTCGGATCTTCTGTGATTCCTTTAAACATTATGTCAAGCAAAGATTTTAATCATGGAACACAAATGGCAACTGCAGCATTAAAAACAAATCCAAATATGAAAATTGTTTTTATTAGAATTATTGGAAACACCCCAGCAGGTGCACGACAAATCTCTGGAGTACAAACAGTAATTAATGCACTTGATTGGGTAATTAAAAATAAAGATAAGTACAATATTCAAGCAGTATCAATGTCTCAGGGTCATCACAACCTGCTCCCTGGCTTGAACTATTGCCCAAACAATAATCAGTTACCAGCCTACGTATCATCTCTTAAGCTAACTGGAGTTCCATTTTTTACAGCAGCAGGCAACGGAAGAGACTACAAGAGAATTGACTGGCCTTCATGCATTCAGGACACAATTTCAGTAGGAGCAACAGATCAAATTGGAGAAATAGCATCATATAGTAACAATGATGACATTTTGTTAGACTTTTTTGCAAATGGAAGCATGCCTGTATATATTCCAGGTGGTAAGGAAATAAATGCAGCTGGGACTTCTGTATCCGCTCAAGTTGCAGCAGCACAATGGGTATCTGCAAAACAAAAAGACTCATCTTATACATTTGATTCTTTGCTTAAAATGTTTAATGATACAGCCATTACTACTAAAGGTCGACAAGGAACCTTTAAGAAACTAATCAATTGGAAAAATAATTGAGTAAACTAACCGTACTAGAAGAAATTATTAAAAGCATTGGTGAGGAGTTGTACCAGAAATGGTACAACGGCCTTGCCATTGAAGATAGAACAGAGGAAGCTTCAAAAGCAATGGCTAAAAATGCAGGAGAAACTGCGGTATGGGTTATCCAAAATTTTATGCAAAAGTTTAACGATGCTGCTGATGAACTAAAGGATTAATAATTGTCAAGAGAACCAGTTTCTCCATTTCCTATAGATAGAGTTATAGAATTAAATAGCGATCAAATAGAGAGTGCTCATTTAATAAATCAAGAACAATTAAATGAAGCAAAGATATTTACAAATCGTGAGGAATATATAAAAACAATTCCAGAAAATTCTGTCTATATGGAACTTGGAGTTGCTTGGGGATATTACTCAGAATTAATAGCAGAAACAAGAAATCCATATTCAATAGATTTAATAGATAGGTATGACCAAGACTTTAAGTGCTGGTCATGGAGAAAATTTGGAGAATGTAAATGTACTCCAAAGCACGAATATCTGTATGATCAAAAAACACACATGACTTATATTTCTAAAAAATTTTCTAAGTATAAAAATGTTCGTGTGATTCAAGGAGATGTTAAATTCATACTGCCTAGGTTAAAACCAATATATGATTATATTTATATAGATGTAACTAACGAAAGAGATTTAATAAAAGAAACTTTAAACAAAGCCAGCTCGCTTGTAAAACCTGGCGGAATAATAGGACTTAACGATTATCTAATATATGACGGTATAATAGAAGATCAGCCGTATGGAACATATCAATCGGTAAATGAATTCCTACACCTTAACCCAAGCTGGGTAGTTGATGGAATTGCACTTCATAAATTAGGTTTTTATGATATATATTTAAGGAGGCCACTTGAAAATTAAAGAGGATTACTTTTTAAGTAAAGATGCAATAAAAAAACATTCAGCAACTGTAAATATTTTTGAAAATAAATTTGATATAACATGGGCTTTTGGAAAAGAAAATGAACCTCTAGATCAAAGAACTATGTCTATTGTCAAAGAAGGCGAAGGTCCAGGTTCTGTAGATAATGGCAAAGTGTTTTATTCCTACAACAATGAATGGTTTAGGTGTGATGATTTTATTCAAAATCATAGCAGCAAGTACCATGTGTTATTTGGCGGATGCTCAGAAACAGAAGGCATGGGTGGAAACCTAGAAGATTGCTGGGCAAAAATGTTGCATAAAGAACTTTCAAAAAATTATGATGTAGGCGGGTACTATAATATTGGACGTGCTGGGTATGGCTGGCATCAAATAATAAATAACTTTTTTGTATATTCAAAAAAATATGGAAAACCAACTCATTATTTTGTAATGCTTCCAAATATAGGAAGAAGATATGAGTGGGATAAAGAAGACAGAACCTGGAAGTATTATCAAAAATATGCAGACAGAGATATATCGCTAGGATACAAAGAAACTGGCAATTTTACAAAAACAAATTTAATTACAATAGAAGATCAAAAAAACGAACTAATAAATTTTATTGTTGGGTGGAAGATATTTGAAGAGTATTGCAATTCGATCAATGTTAAGCTTATTGCAACTTCCTGGGATACCCTAGAGCATCATAATATTTGCCTCTCTGGACAGAATAATTCATTTTTTAGAATGGATGGCTTAGAATTTGAAAGATTTATTTTAGATGCAAGGCCAAGTTTAAAATTATTAGATGACGATCTTGAAAAAAGAGATCAGCATAAAGGAAGATTGTGGCATGAATGGTGGACCCATAAGTTTATAAACCAAATAGATAAGTTAGGAGCATTCAATGATTAAAAGATTAGTTATTCTTTATAGGATGTACAAAATAAGAAAAAAAATTAAAAAAGAAAACAGATTTATCTATTGACCATCAGTAGGTAATTTAGTAGAATAGTATACATGCAAACATTCTTACCAGAGTCGGACTTTCAGCAAACCGCTAAGCATCTTGACCGTAAACGTTTAATTAAACAAAGTGTAGAAAATTTACAAATTTTAAAATCGTTAGCTGGCATGTATGAAACTGGAGCATGGTCTAATCATCCAGCAGTAAAAATGTGGAGAGGCCACGAAGACTGGTTATTTTTATATAATGAAGCAATAATTAAAGATATTATTCAAAGAGGATATAAAAATACAACACATACTAAGTTTGATGAAATATATGAACAAAATTTTATGGGAATGGAATCTGAAAAGCCGTGGTGGCTTGGAGACAATAATTTACATTATACTCATAAAGGTAGATTGTTTGAAAAAGATCCAGAGCATTACTGGTTCTATCAAGAATATTCAGATTATAAAGAATTGGGTTACACATGTTGTCAAAAGTGTAACTATTATTGGCCAGTTGTTGGTCATGCAATTATTTCTTAGGAGTTTATATGGAAGTTACAGACATTAATTTTGAAACAACAATATCAAGGCATCCAGTAATCTTAATGGATTTCTGGGCAGAATGGTGTGCTCCCTGTAAACAGGTTTCACCAATTCTAGATGAAATTTCTTTAGAATATAAATTGCCAGTAGGAAAGATTAATATTGATGAAAATCTTGCAAAAACTCGTGAGTTTTCTGTTACAACAATTCCAACAATGATTCTATTTGAAAATAGAGTCCCAGTAAAAGTAATTACTGGAGCAAAACCAAAGCATGTTTTGTTAAAGGAATTAGAGCAATGGATTTAAATTTTGATTCATGGATGGAATACGGATACGATAAAGGATGGATTTCTGATGTATTTTGCGATACTCATGAAGGACCGCCATTAACAGATGAAGAAATGATTGAGTGGGACGAAGGCGGAGATCCATGTTCCTTTCACGTAAAAATAAATGAATTGCACTAAAACGCGACATTTTGATTTTAAAAACGTCTTACATAGTGTGATACATTATCACTAGAATTCTGTGCTCATTAAGAGACAGAAAAACATAAGGAGAATAAATTAAATGAAGTCATTTAAGACACTATCAATTGCTACCGCTGCAGCTCTAGCAATTGCAACAACTGTTTCGGTATTGCCAGCATCTGCTGCAACAACGCTTACAGTTAACTCAGTTGCAGCCGTAGGTGGAACAACGTCAGTTGCTCCAGTTACAATTCCAGTGCCAGATCAGAATAATGTTCTAGCGTCTAAAGCATTATCGATTGTAGTAGACACACTTGCTAACAATACAGTTGTTACAGCATCTGCTACAAATGGAAAGATTTTAACAACAATTGGAACATCATTAGCTCCAGTTTCTGCATCAGCAGGATCTTCAACAGCGTCTGTGAATACAGGTAGTGGTGCTACTGCTACATTCTATGTATTTACAACATCAACAACTCCTGGATCTGTAGTAGTTACAGTTGGCGGAGCATCAACTACATACTATTTCCAAGGTGGCGCTGGTGCGCTTAATGCAATCACAATGACTACACCAGACACTGCTGCTGCTGGAACTACACAAAAAGTTCTACTAGCAGGATACGATGTGTTTGGAAATTCAATTGCAGGAGCAACAATTAATCTTCAGGTTATTAGTTCAACTGCATCAGTTACAACAGCATATACAACAGAATCAACAACAACTTCTACAGCGGTTCTAGGAACTAAGTCAGTAGATGTTTCAGTACCTACATCAGGAACATTGACACTTGTTGCAACCGCAACTGTAGCAGGAGCAGTCACTGGACTTGCTACACCAGTTGGCGTTGCTGTTAAAACAGTAGCAATTCGTGATCTTGCCACTGAACTTTCTTCAGTTCAGGCGCAACTTGCAGCAGCAAATTCTGCTTTAGCAGCAGAAAAGGCAGCACGTGCAGCAGACGCAACATCATCAGCGTCTGCAGCAGCAGCAGCCAAAGAAGCTTCAGATAAATCAATTGCTGATCTTAAAAAGGCATACAACGCTTTAATTAAGAAATGGAATGCAAAAAATCCAAAGGCAAAGGTTACATTAGTTAAGTAATTAACTATAATTAAAGGGGCAGGACTAGGTCTTGCCCCTTTAATATTTAAATGATAGAATGGGTATATGGATTCAAATAAAAAAAGCTTAACTAAAACCGTAAGCTGGGAAGCCTTTCATTTAATTGCGGTGGCAGGAGTAATATACTTAATTACTGGTGAATGGGAATACGCTAGCCTTGGAGCTTTATTATATATTGCATGGGAGTCTATCGGGTATTATATCCATGAAAGACTATGGGCTAAGTTCGGTAAAAAATAAAAACAATGTCTATAGTCCCATCAGTAAATGCACACATAAAGAAAGATCTTTTTTATAAAAATATTCATCTAGAATATGTAGATTTTATTAAAGATATCTGGGATTATAAAAAGAATACAAAATTATCACCACTTAAATTAGACAAATTTTTAGGTAAAACATATACAAATATAATTGATCCGTATTTGCCAAAAAAGTTTTTAGATCCAGTAACAGAGTACGCTCAAAGCATTAATCCTAATGCTAAATTTGTATTTCTATCTGTTGTGAGATATGCAAAAGAGCATGGCACCCCTCAACTTCCACCTCATTTTGATTCACCTTCCAATCTTTGTTTTATTATAGATTATCAAATTGAAAGTAATTTAACATGGCCAATTTGTATTGACGGAGAGTTGTTCCCACTAGAAGACAATTCTTGTTTAGTATTTGACTCAATAAGAACTATACACTGGAGAATGCCAAAAACCTTCAATGACGGAGAGTATGTTTACATGGCATTCTATCACTACGCTGATGACTCTATGGTACTTCCGCCACCAGAGGCACAGGCAAATAAATTAGAAAAATATTTTAATGTTTATCTAGAACAATTAGGTAAAGAAAATTTTAGCGACTCTCATAAATTACTAATTCAACAATTTAACAATAGAGAGATGCTAGAGTTTCTTGATTTAAATAGAGACGGTATGGTACAATAATCCTATGCTTATCCCATCAATAAAAACTCATATCATAGAAGAGTTTATGCCAGAAGACTTAAGGCAAGAGTTTATTAGATATGTAGAAGGTCTGTGGGATGCAAAACAATATAAAAAAGAAGAAAATCTTGCTACTGTTAATTCTCCATTAAAGCTAGATCCAAGTGTAGGAAAAGCTTATATTAATCTAGGAGAAAATGATTTCCCACCACAATTTTTACAACACGCAAAAGAACATGCAAAAAAATTAAATCCAAATGCTGAATTTGAATATATTTCTATTGTAAAATATTCAGCTGAATACGGTAATCCACAGCTTTCACCTCATTTTGATAGACCATCTCATGTATGTTTTCTTTTAGACTATCAGTTAGATGGCAACGTAGACTGGCCTTTAGTTATGAGAGATGATGAGTACATTGTCAAAAATGGAGAATGCCTGGCTTTTGATTCATTACGTGTAATTCATTGGAGAAAGCCTCAAGAGTTTAAGCAAGGCGAATATCTTTACGTAATGTTCTATAGCTTTGTAGATAAAACAATGCCAATCCCCTTGCTTGAGGGTCAGGCAGAGGAAATAAATGAATATTTCCCAATATATAAAAAGGATTTGAATGAAACAAACACCAAAGGATGGAATGTAATGGAATTGATTAAGCTATTTGAGGTTGCTGAAAATAAATGATTTGTACTACAAAAGATTGTGGCGTTGAGGCAAAAATGGTTGTAATTTCAAATGGTCAAGTTTTAAATGTATGTAAGTCTTGCTACCATAAAGCCTATAAATCTTAGTTATATAAAGAAAAATATATTAAATTGGGCCAAACGGCCCTTTGGCACAACATTTGCTATAATAGAGGCATAGATGGAGATCTAGACCCATCTAAATACAAACCTATAGGAGTAATAAAATGTCAGACGGAAAGAATTTAACAGGATTTAACGAGACACGCCCAGCAGGCGTAACACCTTGGAATGCACAATCACAATCACCAGCATCTGGTGGAGATTTTGGTGCAGGACTTTCATGGCCAGCAGCAGAAGACAAGTCATCACAAGATGGCTCAGGCTTAGGCGCTAACGGTAAGTAATATGTGTTTAATGTGTGGATGCAGCAGTCAAAACTTTATGGATATTGCAATTTCAAATCCAAATGTTACTAATGTTGGTAATCCAACTCAATTAACTTCACCAGAAATGTTTGGAACAGATTCGATGAATCCGCTTGGAGCTACAGAAGTAGAAGTAGAAGAAAGCGAAATGCATGAAGAACTTGAGCCTAAAGGCCCAAACGGTGAAGATATAGATTAATGCCAAAAAGAAAATCGACTGCGTTCAATCCAACCCAAATTAAAGATGGTTGGATTGTTCGCCTTCGAAAAGATGGAACAATAAAAGCTTGGATTGAACCTTACAATCCAAAAAATAAAAAGAAAGAATTATAATGTCCGAAAACGGTACTGGTATGGATACACCGCCAGCAGCAGGTTCTGCTTCAGGTGCAGTTACAAGTCGTGAAGCAACAAGAAAAAATCCTAATCAAAGATATAATCAAGGGATTAAAATTGATCGGAATAAACATGGAATTCGTAGAGAAGTATCTTTAAATCCGAAACCTGCTAAAAGAAATGGCCGAAAAAAAGTATAAATAAAATGCCAGAAATATCAAGAGATCCTCTTGCAAATAACATAATGGTAAGTACTGCAGCAGCAGGAATGAATCAGTTTTATAAAGACGGGTACTCAAAAGAAAGAATTTTTCATGGCAATGGTGCTGGATTTGGTGGCACTTTTATATCTACAAATGATATTTCTGAATACACAACATCAAATATTTTTAATAAAAAGGGTAACGAAAGCAAAGTTGTAGTAAGATTTTCAAGTACAGCTTCCCAGCATGGGACCACAGAAACATTAAGGGATACCCGTGGATTTACGGTAAGATTTGAAAATGAAGATGGTCCATTTGATATAGTCGGTTTAAATTTTCCAATACAGTATGTTATTGATAGAAGTCAAATTAGAGAATTCCACAATGCCTCTCAGGTTAATTATTTTTCAGGAATATTTGATAATAACATAAGATGGAACTGGTTTAATAATAATCCAGGATCTATCCATCAAATTATGATGACATGGGGGGATAGGGGAATTCCAAAAACATGGCGAAATATGAATGGATATGGAGTAAACACTTTCTCTTTCATAAATAAAGATGGAACACGACACTGGGTTAAATTCCATTTTAAAACAATGCAAGGCATAGAGTATTTAACAGATGAAGAAGCGGCAGCAGTATCACAACAGGAAGTAAATTTTCACACATATGATATGCATAAATCTATAGCTGAAAAAAATTTCCCAAAATGGAAAGTTTGTGTTCAAATAATGCCAGAAGAAGATATATATAAATTAGACTTTAATGCATTCAGGCTTAATAACATATGGCCACACTCCCAATACCCTTTGATAGAATTAGGAATAATGGAATTAAATGATGACACTTACCATCAATGGCTACAAATAGAAAAGATGGCATGGTCACCATCAAATGTTCCACAGGGTATAGGTTTATCTTATGATGGAGGATTATTAGATCGTGTAACAGCCTACCCATTAGTTCAAAAAACCAGGCTTGGAAGAGATGTAAATCCTTTGTCTGATCATGTAATAAAAGAATTGAAAAAATTTGTTCCAGTGGAAACTTGGATGAAATGTGAAGAGTCCAGTAACAATAGCATATATAGATTTGCTAAAAGTCTTTTTAATATTATGACACATGAGGAAAAAGACAGGCTTTACTCAAATTTAGCAAGAACTTTAAAGCGTGTAAATAAAGATTTAGTTGATAAGCAAATGATAATATTTGCTAATGTAGATGAAGATTTTGCAAATGGAATAAGGGAAAAATTAAATGATTAAAGAACTAACCTGCCTTATTAAAGGTCATAAAGCTATAGAGTCATCATGCCCATTTACTGGAAAAACTTACTTAGTATGCACTAGATGTGAAAAAACATCAGAGGTGGTATAATTGTTAGCAACAATTAAAAATGCTATTAGCGGAGCATATTTATTTATATTATTTGTTATTAGCATAACAATGAAAAAAATAGAAAGAAGAAAAAATGTCAACATTAAAAGGTGATTTTAACTTTAAATATATTACAAATTTTGACATAGATTCTATTAAAAAAGAAATACTAAAACTTACTCCTCAAGAATGGCTAGGAGATAAGGCAATTGAAAGAAAAAAGTTGCCAAGGAATGGCGCCTTTCCACTTGAACAAAGCACGGCTTATGTAATAAAAGAAATAGACATTACTGATTTATTTTTAATGCTACAAATAAGTTATATGACAGGCAAGCCAGTGCCAGTAACTACGGTTTCCGATAAAGAAGATCTAATTAATTTAATACAGCCATTAGTTGAATATCTTGAAAATTACGACAATGGTTTTGTAGGCAGTGTTTTATTTGCAAATTTGCCAGCTGGTTGTATCATTCACCCTCATTATGATTATGACTTAAATAATAATACGGGTATAGGAAGGTATATGAATTCAATTCATAGATACCACATACCCATTGTTACAAACGATGATGTAGAATTTACTATTGACGGGGAACAGAAGAAGATGTTATCTGGAGAGTGCTGGGAGATACACAACGGTAAATATCATTCAGTATCAAATTTAGGAAAAGAAGACAGAATACATTTAATTATTGATATATTCCCTAAGAGTCCGAACGTTTAGCTATATATATATCAGAATTCATAGTCTCGTTAAACGCAAAAGCTTTAACGTACCAATCTTTATTAACGCTTAAAAAATAATTAACTGCTGGAATTACCCCTATATGAACATCGTCCCATTTTAAAGACTCATAGTCATGTTTTGTGAATAACCCATAATTACAATAATCGTTTATTGCAATTACCCCTCCAGGCGCTAAAAGATTTTTTGCAGTACCAAGTTCATGTAAAACATTCATATATGAATGATTAGAATCAAGATATATAAAATCAAAATCCTCAATTCTATTCATCCTTATTGTAACCATAAACCTATAACCCATACCATTATGAACTTTAACTTCGGGGTGATTTTTAAATCTATTGCGAACAAATTGTTCATGGGTTTCTGGATCAAACCTTGGCTCACCCTCTACAGCAAAATCATATTGAGTAAAAATATCAATTAGGTGAAGTGAAAAAGGATCGTAGTTTTTTAAAATATGTTCGGCAAAATCTCCAGCATGAGTTCCTACTTCTAATACGCTTGATTGTTTATTTAAATTTTCTTTTAAATATTCATATCTATTAACGTAAAGCTTAGCGTCTCTAACTTGATCCTGACTAATAGGTATAGCAAATTCGGGATTCATATTGACTATTATATCATTAAATGATAAACTTTAAAAGTTAGATTGGGGAATTTATTAAAGCCATAGTTGTTAATAAATTTGGTGGGCCAGAAGTAATGGAATATGTCAATTACGAAGTGCCAAAGCCAAACTATTTTTATGATATTGTAGATGTTAAATGTATCGGAGTTAATTTTGCAGATACCCATCAAACTGAAGATACATATATATCTAAACAAAAACTACCCTTTATTCCTGGAGCCGAGGTTGCTGGAATAAATTTAAAGGGAAAAAGAGTTGTTGCAATTGCATCATCTGGCGCATACGCAGAAAAAGTACATACATTTAAAAATTTAACAATAGAAATTCCAGATAATATTGAATTTGAAGAATCTGTTGCTCTTATGATTCAAGGAACAACCGCATGGAATTTATTACATAATTTGGGAAATGTAAAAAATGGAAACTCCGTATTAATACATTCGGGATCAAGTGGCGTTGGAGTTATGGCAATACAAATTGCAAAACTTGCTGGGGCTAAAGTGACGACAACGGTTTCAAATAAAGAAAAAGAAGAGTTGGTTAAGGAATTAGGGGCAGACTTTATAATTGAATCAGCATTAATAAAGGAAAATATAAAGCAAAACGAATACGACATAGTTTTAAACATGTCTGGAGAAAATTTAGATCACGACCTATATTCATTAAAACCATTCGGCAAACT